CACGCCGTCCGTAACATCGGTGAGCTTCGCCCGCGCGCTGGTGGCCGAGACGTTGAGCATCGCCACGGTGTCGATCCGCTCGCCCAGGCCGAGCTGGACCACGATGCTATCAGCCCGCGTCGTCTGGCTCTGTACCTTGGCGTCGAACATGGCCCAACGGTTGGTGGCGCCCACCTCCAGCCAGCGGGTCCCGTCGTCGGTGAGCGGATCGTGGTTGAGGTTGGAGCCGACCAGGCTCTCGAACACCTTGTGGACGTTCGTCGTGACGCGGCGGACGCGGTCGCCGTCAGCGTAGGTGGTGACGGCGGACCAGGCCGTGTAGTCGGTCTCGGCCACGTTGCTGGAGACCAGGGCGGCGTCGTCCACCGTGGCGGGCGGCAGAAGGTCCACGTCACGCCGTCCGGGTGGCGGGCAGGCCGTCGCCGTCCCAGCGGGACTGGAGCTGGGCGAGCTGGCGGGTGTTGGCCGCAATCGCGCCCATGCCGGCGCGGAGGTCCTGACGAAGAGCGCCGATCTGCGACGCCATGGCGCCCATGGAGTCTCCATGGCTAACGTTGACGTATTCGCCGGGCGAGAGGGCCATCTGCGCCAGCCGACTGTCGGCCGGGCCGATCCCGCCGACCCTGAACCCTCCGGCCGTGGCGAAATGCGGCAGGCCGAGCGCGTCGAGCGCCCAGGGCATGGGGTTGCCCAAGGCGTCCACGCCCACGCCCCGCGCGGCGTCGATGATGGTCCGGCCGGAAGCGTCCTTCAGCACCGGATTGGCGACGCCGGCGGCGGTGTTGGCGGCCATCAGGTTCGCCAGCGCCTGGGGGATCGACAGGACGCTGGCGTTGATCAGGCCGAGTTGGGTCTCGAGGCCGGTGAGCGCGTCGAGCTGCTGCTGGGCCAGGCTCGCTTGGGCGTCGGCCGAGGCGGCGCCCGCCGCGATGGCGTTGCGCACCTGGGCCTGGACGCGGGCCACCTCCGTGGCGCTGCGAGCGCCCGACTTGGCCGCCTCGATGTAGGACTGGCCGAGCCCCTGGAGCTTGCCCAGGCTGTCGGCGTCGGACCTGCCGGCCACGCCGAGGAAGGCGTTACGGGCGGCGAGCAGGGCCGCGGCGGGCGAGGCGGCGACGTCCGCCGGCTTCAGGCTTTCCTGGAAGGCATGCAGGCTGCCGGCGAGACCCGAGAACTGGCTCGCCGTCTTCTGCAGCGTCGAGATCTGGGCGTCGATGGCGTCCTTCAGCGCCGACTGCGCCTCGGCGGCCGCATCGCGCAGCGACTGCGCCACGGCCGTCGCCGCATCGCCCACGGCCGCGGCGTATTTCTCCATCGTCTTGTCGACCTGGAGGGCTTCCAGGGTGTCGAGCTGGGTGTTGATCGCCGCGAGCTGGGCGGCGGTGAGCATGCCCTGGACGTACAGAGCCTCGGCCGATTTGTGCTGGGCGGCGATCCCGTCGTGGACCTGCTTCAGGTCGTAGGCCTGGGGGTCGGTGAGCTGCAGGATCTGATCGGCGAGCTGACCGGAGATCGCCTGCGCCGTGGCATAGGTCTGCAAGGCCGCGGTGATGTCGTCGAAGCCCTTGCCCGCCGCCATCATGGAGGTGACCAGCGACTTCTGCGCATCGTCGACGTAGGTCGCGTCCTTGAGCACCGCCTGCAGGGCGGTCTCGGCCGCGGCCTGGGCGTCGCCCACGGCGGAGCGGAGCTCCTGACCGTTGGACAGGAAGATGTGGGTCAGGTCGCGGGTGCCCAGGTCGAGCTTGGCGACCGTGGTTTTCAGGCTGATGCCTAGGGCTTCCAGCGCCTTCTCGTTCTGGACGATCGTCTGCGCCGCGCCGAGGACGGCGTTTTTCGTCTCGTCCGTCTCCTTGCCCGAGCTGACGAATTGGAAGCTGTCGGGCGTGAGCGTCGCAATGCCCGCATGGTTGCTGGGCTTGGAGCCGATGAACAGGCTGGCCAGGCCCGCGACGATGGCGATGTAGGGCGCCGCCGCGGCGATGGCCCCCATGGCCCCCGCCATGCCCCCGAGCGCGCCCGCGCCGATGCCGGTTGCGACCGTCGCGCCGTTGGCGACCAAGGTCGAGCCGGCCGAGAACAGGCCGAGCCCGCCAATGGCCCCGCTTGCGCCCAGGCTGCTTGCCAGAAACCCGGCTCCCAGGCCCGTGTTCAGCGCCGAGCCCGCCTTGCCGCCAAGCAGTGAACTCCCGGCCGCAGCCGCCGTCATTAGCCCGCCGGTCAGGCCGTTGGCCACGAAGCTGTTCCTGATCAGGTCGATGGTGCGGGCGAGCTCGTCGAAGATGCCGGCCCAGTCGTGGCTGCGGATCGCCTGCTTCAGGCCGGCGGTCGCGCTCGTCGCCTCGCCGATCGCGCGGGCGAGCGTCGTCTGGCGCGCGGCGAGGACCGTCTCGGCCTCGTGGCGTTTCCTCAGGTCGTCGAGCTGCTGCTGGGCGCGGTCGCGCGCTTCCGGGTTGGCCGCATCGTCCACCAGCCGCTGCGCCTCCAGCAGCTCGCGCCGGTGGGTGGTCTCCAGCAGACGCTTGCCGATGACCGCCTGGCCATAGCTGGAAGCCGCCAGCGACTGCTGGGCGCGCAGGCTGTCCTCCTGGGACGCCAGCAGGTCGTCGAGCTGCTGGGTCATCTCGTCGTTCTGGCGGACCCGCGCGTCCCACTGGGCCTTGACCCGCTCGGCGGCCTGGGCCTGTCCCTGGGCGGAGAGCAGCGCGTCGGCCTCGGCCTGGGTGAGCTTGCCGGCGGTCACGTCCGCGGCGGTCTCCGTCTCCAGCCGCCGACGCTCGCGGGCCTGACGATCGTCCAGGGCCTTCAGTTCGAAAGCATTGCGCTCGGCCGCCGTGCCGGCGAACTGCGCCTGGAGCTGGGAGACCTGGTCGGTGTAGCGCGCCACGGCCTCGGCCTGGGCGACCTCGTGCGCCGCATGGTCAGCGCGGGCCTGACGCAGCACGGCCTCCTTCTTTTCGGACGCGGCCTTGTCGTTGAGCGCCATGGCGCTTTCGGCGGCCGCCTTGGTTATCTTGCCCTCTTTCGCCTGGTCGCGGAGCTTCTGGTTGGCGTCCGCCCGCTCCTGCTCGACCTCCTCTAGCTTTAGGGCGGCGGACTTCTCGATGTTCGCGGTCAGGCCCATCCGCGCCGACAGCTCGGCCTTGCGCGCCGCCGCGATCGCCTCGTCGCTGGCCCCGGCGATCGCCGCGGCGCCGGGAGACGTCAGCGAAGTCCCGCCGTGGGGCGGCGGCGGGGCGGCTGACGCTGCGCGATCGGCCAGCGCCGCATCCACCTTCGCCGCCTCGGCCCGATAGCGGGCTAAAGCCTGTTGCTCTGGGATCGACAGCTTCCGACCTGCCAGTTGTTTGATACCAAGGTCGGTGATTTCCGCCGTCAGCTCGACACGTCGATTTCGTAGGCCCTGGGCAGATTTGTTCTCGACGGCCGTGACGGCGTCGATGATCCCGCGGAAGCCCTCGGCGATCTTGTCAACGACCTCGAGCGTCGCCAGCAGGGCGGGCGCGAGATCCACGAAGGCGCTATGGAGCTGCACCTCGGCGATGTGCTTCAGGTCCTCGAACTTGTCGTTCGCCTCGCTGGCTTTCTGCACCAGGCCGCTGTCCATGACGAAGCCGAGGTCGTGCGCCTTCTGGCGCAGGACGTCGATCTGGCCGGCGCCGGCGCGCAGCGCCGTCAGCATGGGCGTCAGGCCGAGCTTGTCGGCGATGGCGGCCTGTTCGGCGGAGGACTTCAGGGCGGAGATCTTTCCGATCACCGCCTGGAGCGCATCCTCCGTTGAGGCGAAGCTCTTCGGGTCGAGACCCAAGGCCTCGAACGGCTTGACCGCCTTCTTCGTCAGGGCCGCATGGGCCGCGCCGAAGGCTACGGAGAACTGCTGGAGGGCGGCGTCCGCGTCGCCGTACTCGCCGCCCAATTGGTGGACGGCGTAGCGGTATTCCTGCAGCGCGTCCGTGGTGACGCCGATCTTCGCCGCCGTGTCGGAGATCTCGTCACCGAAGGCCATGGCCGAGCGCGCAGCTTTGAAGGCGCCCACCAGGCCCGCCGCCGCCGCGGCGCCCGCGACGCCGGTGGTCGACAGGGCGGCGCCCAGCACCCCGGCCTGGGACGCCACGCCGGACAACAGCCCGTCGACGCCCTTGAACCCCTCGACCAGCCCCTTGCCGACGTTCAGCGAGCCGACGCGGTCCTGGACCCTCTTCAGGCCCTTGTCGAACTCGGCCGAGTCCAGGCCCAGCGCGACCTTCAGGCTGCCGATGAGGTTGGAACCGGCCATGGGGCTGATCCTCGGTCAGGGCTTGGACCGCGCACGGCGTGCGCGGCGGGCAGCGGAGGGAACGGGCTTCTGGGCTTCGACCACGGCCATGACCGCGCGCCACCGGCGCATCACCAGGTCGAGTTCGGCGGCGGGCATGGATGTCCGCCGGCGGATGGGTGCGGGCTTGTCCGTCTCCAGGTAGTGGGAGAGCGGCTTCAGGAGCCTTTGACGCTGGAAGAATTCAACATGCCAGGCGGTGGACAGCCGGTCCCGGACCTCCCGCTCGCGGCGGCGCGCAGCCGCCTCGAAATGCAGGTTGAGCATCCGCGGCGTCTGGCGCCAGAAGCTCGCCGCGTCGCCTAGCCCGAGGTCGAGCCAGACGCCGAGGAGGCGCTCCCAGTCCCATCCGCCGCCGGCGGAGGGTCCTCGCCGGCGGCCTCCCCGCCGCCGTCCTTGGCCACCGGGAAAGCAGCGGCCAGGGCGTCCAGGATCTTCACCTGGGCCCCGGAAACGCCGATGCCGCCCGGGCCAAGGAACCGCTCGCCGACCTCGACCAGGGAGAGGTCGGGATGATGCTGGCGAAGCCCGGCCCACAGGAGGCCGCGCATGAAGCCCATCCGGACCTTCCGCGCCGTCACCCCGCTCAGGATTTCGGCCGTCGAGAGGTTGAGAAGGTCCTCGGCGACGCAGAGCGTATCCACGTCATAGAACAGGGTGAAGGTCTCCTTGCCCAGGCCGATGGAGACCTCGCCCTTCAGGGGGTTCGGCATCTATCAGCTCCGGGTGACCGCGCCGGCGACCTTCAGCGTGAGCTGGGCGCCTGACTTGTCGCCGACCGCCAGGCTGGGCGCATAGCCCTTCACGAAAGCCGGGAAGGTGTCGACCACGTCTGTCGGGTAGGTGATGCGGACGTTGCGGGTCTCGCGCGAGGCGCGCCAGGCGATGATGTACTCGTCGGTGTCGTTGCCGGGGACGTAATTGATGTCCATCGTCATGTCGCCCGGATTGGCCAGGCCCTGGATGAACTGTCGCGTCGCGTCCGGGCTCTTCATGTGGGTGATGTCGACCTCGTCGACCTGCTCGTTCGGCGGGGTCACGTTGCCCACAAGGCCGAGCTCGAACCACACGCCCGTCGTGGTCTCGACCTCGACGGTCGAGTCAAAGCCAATCATGCCGTCGTCGGTAATCGCAGCCATCGGATGTCCTCCTAGCTAGGGTGCTTGCCGCCAGACCCGGACATCCAGGCTGGTGCGGTGAAGTTCGGCCGGCCGGTGTCCGACCGGCGCGGGATCGAGAAAGGCGTCGTCGCGCTCGTGCTCCTCGGCCGAGCCGCGGAAGGCGCCGGTGAGGTTGTCGAGGGCGGCCCGGAAGGCGCGGGAAACGTCCTTGGCCTCGGCGAAGGTCGAGCCCCAGCAGTCGGCCTGGAGGTAGGCGCCTTCGAAGCCGGAGCGGCGTCCGCCCAGGAACCGCTGGCGGGTGGCGTCGATCAGGTGCAGCACCACGGCCGGTAAGGCGCCGGCCTGGTCGCGCAGGTTCCAGGTGATCCGGTCGCCCACCAGGGCCGAAAGCCCGGCGTCGGCGAGAAGCTGGGCGACAAGGTCCTCTTCCATCCGGTCAGCCCGTCTTCTTCAGAGCCCGCGCCGCTGCGCGCTTGGCGGCCTTGTCGATCTCGCTCCTTAGAAGGTCGCGGAGCCGCGGCAGGAGCGCCTCGGCGCCATGCTCCCAGGCTCGGCGCATGTAGGCGCGCGGCGGGGAGCCGGGGTGTTGCACCGCCTTTGGCGTGATCACATGACCGCCGACCTCGAAGCCCAGAAGTCCGGTCGCGCTGGCCTTAACGGGATGGATAGTGTGCGGCGGCGCGCCATGCTCCTGGACGCCGGCCTCGGGGAAGCTATCCCGCGTCGGGCCGAAGCCCGCGGCGACCACGGAGCCCTGGCTCATCGACGTCAGCTCCACGACCGCGATCTCGATCTTCTGCGGCGTCGCCGGATCGTCGGGAACGCCGGCCTGCGCCTCCTCGGCCATGGGCTGAAGCGTCTTTTTCGCGGCGCGGAGCGCGATGGACCGGGCCGTCACCGTCTTGAACTCGCCGAGCGCCGCCTCCAGCTCGCGCAGCCCCTGGAGCTTGACCGTGACGCCCATCAGGCGTCGCCCCGGCGGGCGGCGGTGATCTCCAGGCCGTCGCGGCGGCCGACCTGCTTCACCCCGCTGATCGCGTAGACCGCGCCCTCGCAGACCAGCCGGTCCTTGGCGTTCAGGTCGGCCACGTCCGGCGACCAGCGGATGCGGAAGCGGGTGGTGACGCTCGCGCCCACCTCGGCATTGGACAGACGCTCGGCGTCGGAGACGTCGAACAGGGAGGCGGCGACCTCGGCTAGCGTCGACCAGTTCTGGACCGGCGCGTTCATCCGGTCCCGGGTGACGACGAGCCGCTGCAGCTCCACGCGCCGGTCGAGGTCGCCCGCGCGGAGCATCAGGCGCTGCGGCCGACGACGACGATGTCGTAGGTGACGGCGCTGCCCGAGCTGGAGTTGGCCACCTTCAGGATGTCGCCGGTCGAGGCGGTGACCGCATAGGCCGGGTTGCCGGGCGCAGCGAGCAGCAGCAGGCCGCCGGGCTTGACCAGGACCTTGTCCGTGGCGTCGCCGAAGAAGCTTGCCAGGGTGTTCGACGGCGCGCCGCCGACCACCACGTCGTTCGTGTTTCCCTCGGCCGCCTTGATCAGGACGGCCACCACCTCGACGAAGGTCAGGGTCTGGCCGAAGGCGTCGGCGAGGCCGCCGGCGAGGTCGAGGCTCTCGGAGGCTGAGGCCGCCAGGGTGCGGGTGTCGGAGAAGACCAGGTCGGCCTGCTCAGCCGCGGTGCCGGTGACCAGCTTCAGGGCTTCCGACAGGCTGAACACCTGCTGCGGCGCGGCGAGGTCGTTCGGGCCGCGGTAATAGCCCTTGATCTGCGCCTCGACGGTGAGGTTGAGGGACATAGGCGTCTCCGTTGATCGGGTTGACGGGGCGCGCGCACGGCGTGCGCCGAGGGATCAGGCGATGGGGCCGGCCGAGTAGCGGGCGAGGACCGCGGCGACGCCGTTCGGCAGCTCGCTCAAGGCTCCGTCCGACGTCGCCTCGCGGTTGGCGAAGCGGTCGGCGACGATCAGCTTCAGAGCGCCGACCAGGTCGCCCGGCACGTCGGCGGCGGCGTCGCCGAAGCCGGCGCGGAAGGTCACCTTGATGACGCCCCGGCCAGGTCGATGGGCGGGAAAGCAGGCGCCCCAGGCCGGAACGATGGCGGCCGGCGCGTGGTCCAGGTCGCAGTCGTAGAGCGCGGGGTCGAGCGTCTGCTCCGCATCCGCCAGGTCGCGGTAGGTGACGCCCAGGATCGCCTGCACCGGCCGCAGGGGAATGACGATCTCCGGGGCCCAGGCGTCGAGGCTGAGGCGCCAGGTCTGGGTGATCAGGGCCAGGCCCGCGCCGTCCGGACCGTCGATCTGGGCGACGGCGTCATCGACGAAGCCCTGGATCTTGGCGTCGAAGGCCAAGGTGTCCACCTCGAGATGAGCCTTGGCGGCCTCCAGACTGAGCGGCGCCGCTGCAGGGGGCGCGGTGCGGACCAGCCGGTTCCAGTTGCTGGCGCGCTCGGCACGGGCGTGCGGCATGGCGTGGTCTTAGGTGGAGGCGCCGAGATCGAGCTCGGCGGGACCGGGACCGCCCTCGGACCCGCCGTCCGGGGCAGGCTGCTCGGCCGCCGAGGTGGGACCGGGGCCGCCCTCGGACGCGCTGCCCGGGGCAGGCTGGTCGGCCGCCGGCGCGGGCGGGCGCGGTTCGGGATCGGACGCCTTCTCAGCCTTGCCGGCCTTCTCGGCCTTGGGCTTCACGCGCTCGAACGACGCGTCGCCCTTCGGCTCGCCTTCGCCGACGACCTCGGCCGCCAGGCGGCGGGTCCAGCGCAGGGCGAAATCCTCGGAGGCGAGGACGGTCTCGCCCTCGGAGAACACAGGGCCTTTGCCGCGGCCGTCGCACTCGTACTGCTCCTCGCGGAGGAAGCGGATCTTGGGCATGGATGGCTCCAGTCGGAGGTTGCGGGAACGACACGTCGATGCGGCCCGGTCGTGCGCGGGCGGCATGGAGCTGGCGTTCGGGAAGAAAGGGCCGCCGCCGTAACGGCGGCCCCAGGGGCTTCCGGGGAGGAAGATCAGTCGACGATGGCCGACGGCAGGCCCGCGCCGGCGTAT